ATTACAAAGAGTTGTTCATATTTTAAAGAAACAAAACAGAATAAAAATACCAACAATAAATGGAAGACAAGTAAAAGTACGATCTGTTTCACCACTATCACAAGCACAAGCTAATGCTGATATAAGTAGTGTAGCAAGATTTCTTGAACTAACACAAGCTCGTTTTGGTCAAGAACTTACAAACATTCTTATTAACTCAGAAGAAACAGCTACCTATTTAGCTAAGAAGTTTGGTGTTCCTGATAATCTTGTAAGAGATTTAGAGGAAAGAAAAGAGATAATTAGAATGGCTCAACAGATGCAACAACAACAAATGCAGATGCAACAACAAGGACAGATGCCAAATGAACAAACTAACTAATAATCCAGCAGTTACTGGATTAGATGGATTCCCAAGAAATAAAAATTTAGAAGAAGAAGTATCTCTTAACTTCACACATTTATTCTCTCAACCAACTGGTCAAGCTATCTTGCAGTATTTACGAAGTATTACTATTGAAGCTGTGCATGGATCAGCAGTAACAAATGATGTATTGCGTCATGCAGAGGGTCAAAGGTATATAGTTGGATTGATTGAAAGACGTATTCAACATGGTCACAAAGTAAAGAAAGGTTCATAATGGAAGATCAAGTACAAGAAGATGTTTCACGTGAAACAACAAGCGAAGAACAACCAGTCAACTCAATGGGTGAAAGACCTGAGTGGTTGCCTGAAAAGTTCAAAAGTGCAGAAGATTTTGCAAACTCCTATCATAATCTTGAATCAAAGATAGGACAAAGCAAAGATACTATAAGAGATGAAGTATTAGCTGAGATTGAAAGTGAAGCGTATGCTGATAGACCTGAAAGTGCTGGTGATTATTTATTACCTGAATCACTCGATCCAGAACTAGCACAAGATAATCCTATGCTCGATTGGTGGGCTGATCATTGTTACAACTCTGGAATGGGTCAGGATGAATTTGAAAAAGGCATTGAGATGTTTGGTGAACAAATTGGAGCTGGCTATGACGCAGATGCAGAGATTGCTGAGTTGGGAGATCATGCAGAAGAAAGAATAGAAGCTGTTGGATTGTTTGTAGATCAGATTGTACCTCAAGATAACCCATTAAGAGAAACAATAGATGACCTTTGCTCTACATCAGAAGGTATACAAGTTGTTGAATTGCTTATGTCACAAATGCAACAAACACCTTTTTTAGATGGAACACAACCAGTACAAGTGATGAACGAAACAAAACTAAAAGAAATGATGCAAGATCCTCGATATTATGGTCATAATAAAGATATGGATTTTGTGCGTAAAGTAGATGAAGGATTTAGAAAGATTTATGGCTAAGAAAAAAGTAAAGAAACCGATAAAGTATTGACTTATATCAAAAGAGGTAACCTTGAGTTCCGACCATGTGTTATTTCTGATGTTGATATTATTGTCGATAATATGCGTTTACCTGATATCAGGGAGTGTGCATTGGTTGGGGTTACACCCAAAGTAGCACTTCATGTGCCTTTTGTTGAAGAAGGATCAAAAGGTTTTACAATCACACACAAACAAAAACCAGTAGCTATGTGTGGTGTTACACCATTAGATGACTATAGCTATCGTGGTAAGATATGGTTTCTTGGTACTGATGATATAGATAGTATTGCCAAATCTTTTTACAAATACAGCAAACTTATCCTCTCATTCTTATCTTATGAGTATGATTATGTGGAAAATTATGTGCCAGTAGATCATGAGAAAACTATCAAATGGCTACAATGGATAGGGTTTGAAATAGAAAAACAACAATATTTTGTAGATGAACATGAGTTTTGTAGACTTTTTTATTGCAATCCTCAGAGAATTGAGTGTAATAGTAAGTTAAGTGAAAGACCCGTACTGCATTAGAGAAGCCCTATATGGATAACTTTTATGACAAATGCAAAGGACAATCTGAAACGTAAATTGTAACTTTAACTTTAAGGAGCTGAATAATGGCAAATACAATAGATACTGCCTTTATCAAACAGTTCGAATCTGAAGTGCATCTTGCTTATCAACGTATGGGATCAAAGCTACGAAATACTGTACGTCAGGCAAACAATGTTACTGGAAGCACAGTTCGTTTCCAGAAGATTGGAACTGGATCGGCAACAACCAAGTCAAGAAATGGCTTGATTACACCGATGGAACTAGCACACACAACTGTTGAAGCAACTATGAGCGACAAATATGCCGCTGATTATATCGACAAGTTGGATGAGCTAAAAACAAATATCAACGAAAGACAAGCTGTTGCAACTTCTGCGGCGGCGGCTTTGGGTAGAGAAACAGATACTATCTTATACACAGCAATGGATAGTGGTGCTAACTCAACTCAAATACATGATACAAGTTCAGCTGTTGAAAAAGCTGATTTGCTTTCTGTATTTGAAACTTTTGGTACTGCAAACATTCCTGAAGATGGTGGTCGATATATTGCTATGCACCCAAAGGGATATGCGGATTTGTTTAATATAACAGAATTTGCATCATCTGATTTTGTTGGTGAGCAAAACCTACCATTCGCTGGTGGTATGACTATGAAAGAATTTCTTGGATTCAAGATCTTTTCAACTGCGGCTATAACAGCTGGAAAGAACATGGCATATCATACAACAGCAGTTGGTCTTGGTGTAAACTCTGATGTTCAGACGGAAGTAAACTATGTTCCTGAAAGAGCGTCACATCTTGCAACATCTATGATGTCTATGGGTGCTGTTGTTATTGATGACAATGGTGTCTATGAACTCTTAGATAACAACTCATAGGGGATATTAATATGGCTTATAGTGCTTCTAATTTGACCCTTTGGTCTATGAATGGAGTTGGTCCGAAACTTTGGAACTATTCGACATCGGACACAATCGCAACTGTTAATAGTGCTGGTTATTTTAATGATGCGGCAAATATGTTAGCTGTTCGAGATGTTATCTGTGTTTCAGATACCAATGCTCCAACAACCCATTGGGTAAATGTCCTATCAAACACAGGTTCTGTAGTAGATGTATCTGATGGTACAGTTATTGTAGAAACAGATGGCGACTAAATATGTCTAGCACAGCGGCAGATAGTTCGATTGATATTTGTAGTCGAGCATTGATTCTGATTGGAGCTGATCCGATTACCTCTTTTACGGATGGTTCTACAGAATCTTTGGTAGCTTCAAATCTTTATGAGGATATCTGCCGTTCTGCACTTCAAAACTGTAGATGGCGATTTGCTACAGATCAAAGAGTTTTAAATAGATTAACTGATGCACCAACTGGTCGATATGATCTTGCGTATCAGTTACCAAATAATAATCTTATTGTTCATGCTATTACTGTAAATGATAACTTAGTCGAGTATCAGATATATGGTGATATGGTTTATGCTGATACGAATACTGGTGATACAGTTATAGCTGATTATACATTTCGACAAACAGAAGAAAACTTCCCAGCATATTTTACTGTTGCTCTTCAATATGCACTTGCTGTTGCATTTGCATCATCTATTGCAAGAGATGCTACAATGCTTACACAAATGTCTGCACTTGCTCAACAAGCAATGATGAAAGCAAGAAGTGTAGATTCACAACAACAAACAACACGAAAGCTAGTTTCTACAAGATTTATTGCTGAAAGGAGGAGTTAATGCGAAAAGCAAAAGTTCCTCTAACTAACTTTCAGTTTGGAGAAATAAGTCCTAGTCTTATATCAAGAACAGATACAAAGGTATACAATAACTCAGCTCAGAAGATTGAGAACTTTTTTTTAAGAGCAGAAGGTGGTGTTATAAAAAGGGCTGGTCTTTCAAAAATATATGAGTTTGATACAACAGTTGAAAATGCAAGCTTTACTATTACAGTATCTGATTATGCAAACATTGCAGTTGGTACACAAATAACATTTAAGAAAAGTGATGGCACTATTATTACAGTTGAGTTTGAAACTGCTGGTGCGTCAAGTCCGAGTGCATCTGTTGGTAACAAACATTTTGTAAGATCCCATCAAGATAATAATACGACTGCTGACAATTTATTTACTGCAATAAATGCTATATCAGGATTTACTGTAGCGAATCCGTCAGCGGCAGTTGTAACTGTAGTAAGAGATGATGTCTTTGAAGGAAGAAATGTTGAAGTAACTACAACAGATTCTACAAGACTAGCTGTTACTAATTTTGCAACAGATAGTGTAATGCAACATAGATTGGTTCCATTTATATTTTCAGATGATGAAAGATATATTATTTCTTTGGAGCATTTAAAGATAAGAGTATTTAGTATTGATACATCTAACAATGTCACACTTGCAACAACAATTACTCAAGATGCAAGTAGTGCGGCTCTTCCTTTTACAAATCAAAATATACATGAAGTAACCTATGCACAATCTGGTGATGTAATGTTTATTGCTCATCAAACATTTATGGTGAGAAAACTTACAAGAACTGGTCTTACATCTTTCCAAGTAGAAACTAAAACTTTTGATACTCAATCTGCTGGTGCAAAAATATATCAACCCTACTTTCAGTTCCAAGATCTTGGTGTTACTCTTGATCCCTCTGCATCTTCAGGAACTGGTATTACATTAACAACAAGTGCGGCTTATTGGGATTTAACTGGTTCTCAATCAGGTGGTAACTACCCTGATTCAAAACACGTAGGCA